CCGCTTGATCCACCGTTAATTACAGCCGCCATTTGCACTTTTACGTTTGGTGCGCTTGGTTTTGTTGCTGTTAACCCACCAGTTACCGCAGGGTTGTACCAAAGAATTTCGCCATCAGCGTATGTTGACGTATTGACGTTGCGTAGCGTTCCAAACGTCTGCACAAGTCCAAAACCGTTTGTAGCAACAGTTTCCGCAGCAATACCCATAATGTATGTGCCATCAGCAATACCTGTTGCTGGCGCACCTGTAGGCACTCCGCTTGCACCAACAGCGCCTGTAAACATTACGACTTGACCCTTCGTAACAGCAGACGATGCTTTGTAATAAAAGAATTGATCTTCGCCGATGTGCTGCGTGACGTTGCCACCAGCCATGCCTAGACCTAACGTATTGTTGCCGTCCCAACCCAATTGCCCAGCCGTCAAAGCTGTTGCATACGCTGTGTCAAACTGAATGTAATCAGGGCTAGAAATGCTTCCTGTCACGCCCGTCATTGACGTGATGTTTGTGTTTGTGGGTGCGTTTGCTGCACCGCTGATGTCACCGACAGCCAAAACGACTGTGCCTGTGTAGCCGTTGACTGACGTAACTGCGTCTGTGTTATCAATCTTTTGCCATGCTGTGCCGTTATACACAGCCATGTCACCCACGTTCCAGCTAGTTATACCGTCTAAGTTGGTAGAGCCAGCAACGCTCACAGCGTAGTAATAGCCTTTTGTGCCGACACCAGAAGCTAGTGTAGGCGTGTTCGTTGATGCGTTCCATGTGCCTTGATAGTTTAGCGAACCTTGAATTGATGCGGGAATCTGACTAAGCGGTACTGTGCCGCCACCGTCAAGCGTAGCAACACCGTTTGCAACACCTGCGTTTAGTTCTGCTGCTGTGCCAAGACCAACAATTGTATGGTCTGCGTTCCAATTACTTGGGCGCACTAAACTTGTATCCGCACCATCAGGAACTGTGCTTACAAATGGGTGTTTTACGGTGACTGTCATGCGTTACCCCGAATAATCGTCCCTGCGGTAATGTCAACGCTTTGACCCGCAGCAATGTCAACAGTGTTCAATATTAAATCTGCGCCGGACAATCCTACAGAACCGTCCATTACGACAGAATTATCAGATTTAAATATGCGAAAAAAGCTCGCAGTGCCCGATGCTGCCGCATTGGTTTGAGTCACAGCGCCTAGTGTTAGCGTCCCGTCTGTGTCTGTGCCAAATACGCCAGCAATCGGTAGTGCTACGAGAAGTACCTGCGAAGTAATCGCTGTATTCGCATTTGCAGGTTGTGTGCCTGAGTACAGACAAAAGAGCGTATTCGTTCCAGCATAAGTTATCAACCCCTCATTTTGAGCGTGTCTTGTTGCGTTGGAATAGTAGAGCGTCATTGCACAACCTCAACACCGACAACTTTACCGTCTGCGCCACGAATGACACGTTTTGGTGCTGCTGCTGCGTTCTTCACGCCTTCAATCTGGCTAATTGTCTGCGCTTGCATCTGGAGCATATTTTGATGCAATTCAGCCATCTTGTTAAGCGCATCATTCAAGCTTGCGCCAAGCTGTTGAACCATCTGCTTAGACTGTAACTCTTGAGCTTCAAGAAGCGGCACGTCAACGCCGGGGTTTGCCGCAATGCGAGCAAGGTTAAGTTTGTTCTGTGCTTCAAACTGCACTTTCCAAGCTTCAAAGTCTTGCTTTTGCTTCTCAAGCGCTGCTTCGCTTTGCATCTTAATTTGCTCGATTTGCATATCAGCCTCTGCCCTAGCTTGCTCACGCTGTTGCTCAACTTGCATCTTGACCATTTCAGGATCAGGTTGCGGTGGCTGTTGCGCTGCCATCGCTTGCTTCTGTTTAAGCTGCTCCATCGCTTGATCTATCGTACCCTCAATCGGTTCAGCTTGCTTGTATGCAGATACGCCAAACTTGACCATATCAACGAGCAACGGCACAAGCTCAGGCGCTTGTTGACCCATTGGCAACGCCTGCGACAAGAAGCCACCCATTGCTTGCAGGAACTCAACCCTGTCACGCTTGTTCTGGTTCTCATCAATCTGCACAAGACTGTCTGCCGCAACCTCAATTCTGAAGTTACGCAGCACTTTGTCTTTAATCAGCATCAATGCTTGAGGCACAAGCTGTTTGTCAGCCTCGCTCATCTGTTCAGCAGCAGCGTATTGAATGATTGTCTGCGGTTGAAACTTTGAGCAAATGATTTGCGCTTTGAGACGGATTAGTTCTGAGGCGAAAAGTGCCACGTCTTCTTGCATTGAGCGGAGTCGCAGCCCGGCGTACTGTCCTTTGATTTGTTGGGCTGTCGCTGTTTCGCTTGCCGCAGTTTGACCACGAACAATGTCTGAAATACCCGTGATTTCATAGATTTGCGCCTTGATTTCGTCCCTAGCCCGATAGCATTGAATCAATGCACCTGCAATCTGGTCAATAGGAAGAATGTCAATAGAACCTTTCAAACCGCCTTTTTCGCTAAATCCCATCCATTTATCGACAGGAATCAACGTATTGTTATCGCCTTCAGTCAGCAAGCGCTGCAAAGCTGGTTGTGATGCGTCATACACGCCACGAATACGCAGAGCTTTGACTAAACCGTCAATTCTGTCAGTCAAAATGTCCAATTCTGTCGCTTGATCTTGATACAACACAAAATCAGGGATAGGAATCAGCGTGTCGCTTGTCATTGTTGCGAACAACGGCTTGGCGCATGGGAAGAATCCCTCTAAACCTAGCGGGTCATCACGCTCATCAATGATTTGACCGACGTTTTTGCTAAACCAGTAGACTTTTTCAGTCTCTAAGTCCCACAATTCGCAGATTTTTGCTCGTGTGAAGTCACGATTTGCTTGACCGTACTGTTTGTTAGTCTCAGGGCCTGCATCCAACGGTATCTTGTTACCCGTTTCCTCGCCAAAACGCTCAATCAGCGCCTCACGAGTCATGTACACCCAGCGCCACACCTGCGTGACTTCTTCCCATGTGCGAGCAACTGTGTGCCCGAAGTCTTTCCAATGCACATAGTCTGTAGGGGCGCATTCGTACTCAATTTCCTCTTGTGGTTCAGCGTTCATGCCTGCCGAACCATCGTAGTTATCCACAGGGTTTGGACTATCGCCTGTCTCTTTGTCTACGTCTTCAGTAATTTGATAGCCATCGTCTGGCATATCCTGCGCTATAACGTGCGGTTCATAGCGAACCCACGCCACGCCACGCCCACCGAGGAATCTGTCCTCAACAGCGTGACGCATGGCGCTACGAAAGTCAGAATAATGCTCAATTTCAAAGTCTAACGAGCGTTCAATAAGTTGTGAAGCAACACGTCCAACTGGATCGTTATCGCCAAAACGTCGACTAACAGCAGCTTTGGGCAACCGAGCGTAAACAGCAGGAATTAACGTCTGTACGTTAGCCCACAAAATGTTAAATTTTGCTGTTTCGTTTGTGTGTTGACTGCGGTTGTCATCTCGATAGCGTTTAACTATCTTGTGTGTTCGTGCTTCCCACTTTTTGAATTCGTTGTCGTACTGCCCAACGATATTCAAATACTTCTGAATGCCTGTTAGAGCTTCCATTTAGAACCTCTTAGCTGAATTGACCAACCGCCACTACTGTAACGCCTGCGCCTGTCGTGACTTTCCAACCTGAAGTCAAAGAAGCCATGTTTAGCTCAATGTCTAGCACACCAACGCCGCTGCCTACGTTTGCAGGAACAACGGGAATGGCTGTTACGCCATCAGTCAATGTGACTGTTGATGTTGCTGCTGTGTTAACTGTGACGATTAGACGGTGCAAATAGTCACCTGCTGCGCCTGAGCCACCCAGCACTTGCGCTGTTTGACTGGCTGCTACTGTTTCGTATTGGTATCCATAACCACGTTCAATGCCGCTCATATTCTGCTACCCCTTGGAGGTTGATAGGTTGCCCACATATCGTTCAAAGTTACCGTGTTCTCCGGGCCAACAATCAACGGTTTCACAACGTCTGGCGCTTTGACCTTGGGTTCTAGCCTCCAAGCAACCGCCATCATCCGAAATGCGTCTGAAGGGTGTGAAGTCCAGTCATGCCTTGGACTACTTCTAAACGCTTTCTTGTCTTCGTCGTATTCCCGCTGGTATTGCCTCAAAGCTTCAATGCCTTCAGCGCACTTAGTTTTGTCGAACCAGCACATTGGCAAGCACTGTCTTACTGCCTGAATACCATCTTGAACGCCTAAATCTGGCACGATTGCCAAGTTGTTGATGCCAAGATGTTCAGCCAATTGCTCAATAACCGACTTGCCCTGAGCTGCTAGAGTTTTAGCTCTCGCATCATGCGGAAGATTGTGTTTTCCGTATTTATAGGGTTTTTCTTTGATTATTTTCGCAATTTCTTCAATATTAGCACCGGAAATAGCAAAAAAGTCGATTAAATGTATTTCGTTGCGAATTACTTGATACCACCAAATTGCTGTGTCATCACGGTATCCCAAGTCCCACGCAGTATGCACAGGTAGGTGCGGGTCATACGGCACGTTCGTGATGCGCCCGTCTAACTCAGCTTGGCGCAGGTCTGTACCGTAATACGCCCCCAAGATAGCCGCTTCAAACGAGCATTCGTATTCTTGTAAATACTGGTCTTCAGAAATTTGCGCTTTCGCTGCGTTTAGTTCGGTAGCTGGCAACAGACCAGATTCTGACGCTGTGAGCTTTAAGCAAAACCATTCGCCATCGCTGCGTGACGCTTGGTCATATATCTGCCAAAACTGGTTTTTGCCTTTCGGTGTCCCGGCGAAAACTGCCCAACCCTGCTTGTCTGATAGCGTAGGACGAATGACGTTACCCCAGACGCTTGGTCTAAAGTCCCCGTATTCGTCCATAAACACGCCAGAAAAGCCCAACCCTCGCATAGCGTCTGCGTTGTCAGCACCAAATAAGCGTATTTTTGCGCCTGTTACTAACTCAACCGTCAATTCAGCTTCATTTGAGCTTTTAAGCACAGGTGCAGCAAAGTGTTTCAAATAGTCCCAAGCCACGGATTTTGCTTGTGACCTGTACGGCGCTATGTATGAGTAAAGCGGGTATTCGTCTTTGCTCATCAGCGCAGCACGAACAATGTCATTGATAGCTGCAACAGTCTTGCCTGCCCGTCTGTGAGCAACTAGACACGCCCAGCGTTGAGTACGGTTATGGAATGATTTAAACGCTTTGCGAGGTGCGTACGGTAAGACTATCTCTCGTCTTGCCACTTGACCACCAGTTCAATAGCGCCTTCGTCAATACCGCTATGCTCAGTTCGTGCAAGCTTTGGTGATGCAAACTCTGCTAATTGAGCAATAAGCGTCAAAGCGCCTTTTGGGTCAGGTTTGACTGTATCCCCGTCACCATAAGCAACAGTTTCGAGCCATTTCCCTACATTTTCAGCGTTGTTTTCTAATAATGCAGTCACAGTGTCTCGAAAAGCTTTCGTTGCTTTGTTGAGACTACCTTTCTTTCTGCCCATTCCCGCTGCGGGTGGTCTTCGTTTAACAGATTTCACTTCTTTACTGAGTTCCATATCTTTTCTCAATGGTTTTAGAGTTTAAGATAGGTTAATTGTATCCTACTTTTTGTTGCGTTCGCTAATATTCTTAGCTTTCGCTCTTGCGTCTTCTTTGCTTGATGCGCCCCATGCTCTGAGCGCTAATGCTAGGCGGGTTGGTTTACCGTCTTTTTCCATTGGCCCCGGCATATTGCCCATTCTTGCAAGAAAGCTTGCTCGTCTTGGATTGTCACCAGACTTGACGGGCGGCTTCAAGTTCATGCCTTCAGCTTTTGCTGATGCTCTGCCTTTGGCGTTCAGACCGCCTTCGGGGTTCTTACCCTCTTTGCGTTGCCAAGCTGCGCTCATTTCTTGTCTTTAGCTGTTTTAGCAGCTTCTTTAAAGTCTTTAGCGGTAGGTGCGCCGGGCGAACCGGGCTTTCTCATCTTTTCGCCACTTCCAGCTTTGATGCGTTCTTGTTTAGCAAGAATGTTTGCGTATAAGCCAGCTTTCATAATTAGCCCTTTTTGTGCATTTTGCTCAGTAATGCAGCAGTCCGTTTAGCTTTGTCTGCGTCGTTAAACTCTTTAGCTACACCCACAGGTATGCCCATCTTTTTGGCAAACTCTGGATTGTGCGCCGCAGCAGCCATTGTGCGCTTTTGAGCTTCGGATTTGCTTGGCATTATCGTGGCATTCTACGCATCATTTCTGGATTAACCATTGTTCCAGCACGTTGACCCATTCCCTGCTCAATGTTGCGACGCTCTAAATCGCTGATTGCGCCTTGCAGCAAACCACGACGGGAAGCCATATTTGCAGCAGGAGTGCCACCAGTTGGCATATTGCTTGCGTATTCTGGCTGCACAACTGGCATTCCATAATCGCCTTGCGGATTAAGTACGGGCATACCACCTTGTTGAAGCTGATTTACGCTCATAGGTGTCATTGCCTCATAATCTGTACGAGCAGCCATTTGCTGACGTTCAGCGTCCGACATTCCACCGACGCCGGGTGCTGCTTGCAAACCTTGCAAGAATTTTTGCATCTGTTGTTGTTGCAGCATTTGAGCCATTCTTTGTGCTTCAGGCGTTTGGATCATGTCGTTCATGGCGATTCCTATTTAAGAAAACGAAGTTGATACAGCGTAGAGTCAATCAATTGAGCAATTTCGTCAATGATGTTCTGTAATTGCGAGTCCTGCGGCAATTCTTTGCGGATTTCCTCGACAAAATCACATAGACTTTTGAGGTATCGCTGCGGATTCTTAGCCAAATGAAAGTCATCCGGATATGCTTTTATCTTGTCGTATGCGCCTTGGTATGCTTCTGTGAAGTCATCCACCAAGTCAACAATGCCTTCGTAGTACATTTGAAGCGCTTTGTGTTCTGCGTAGCTTTCTGTCTGAAAGTGCATGAAATGCGTGTTTGTTGCGCTGTGCAGTAGCGTTGACACGAAAGTAGCAGGAAAGTCCA